TCTTCAATCAATCGTTCATCTGCACCCGTAAGTATACTATATTTTATTTTTCTTTTGGATATTGGTAATTCAAATTCAAATAAATTTTCTGTTACATTGTCTTCAATATGTTTAAATGGACAATCTGCTAAATTAAATGTTTGTTCTGATTTATCTCCTGTATTTGGATTTGTAACCTCACAAGTATATTCAGGACCATATGCTAGTATTCTAGCTGCAACCATTACCGCATTTTTGTCACCTAATACTAAATCATCACATTTAACATTCGGTGTAAGAATAAGTGAATCTAATAATTTATCAACTGCTAAACCTTTTTTAATAAGATTAGCTGAGGTAAGAATATCTTCCTCTTTTGCTGTCATATACTTAACTTCTACTTTACCATCTGATAATGGTGATTCTTTTGGATACAATTTACCTTTACTTGGTAAATCTATTATTTCACTTGGAAACTTTTGTTCTTCTGCCATTTTATACCTCCGTTGCTCGTCTAAACCAACCTACCCAAAACTTTTCTTGATTAGGTTTGTCTATGACTATGTTTGCGAATCTTAAAACTCTATAAGCTCTAACTCTATCTAGACTTAAATTTTGTATAGCGTTTATTGTTTTTGGTCCTATACCACCATCAACTTCAATTTTATCTCTTGTTTTAGAATTTGCAGCTTGTTGTAAAACCTTTACTGCTCCCTTTCTACCAAAATTAACACACATATCAAAATAAATATGTCTTAATTGTGGAGGAACTGAATCACATTTTGCTGGTTTCCAATAATCTGTGTGATATATGTGTTTAGCTTGTTCTTTGGTAAGATTTTTAATGTCCACACTCGGATACCATCTTTTAGCGATTCCATATTTGGTTTCACCACCAGCATCATCTGGATCATTTACATAACCACCTTCGTGTTCTAAAACCACTTCTATTATTTCTTGAAAACTTGTTTTCATTTCATATATAAATATATATAAAATAAAAAAACCCTCAATTTTTATTTGTAAGGGTTTTTTTATATATTTATTTTATCTATTTATTAGAATTTAAGTACTGCGTAATCATATTTTAATGTTAATGTAATCTCTACAGGAGTTGAATCTTCAAATGATAAATCACCAAAGTTAGCGGTTTGAATATACGCACCAACTAATTCCCACTCTTCAACTACATCACCAACAGGACCTACTAAATTAAATGTTATATTTTTCTTATAAAAGTCTGAATATCCATCTCTACCAGTTACCGATTCGTGAGATAATCTTACCCACTCAATAACTTGTTGAGCTGCACTTGGTACGATTGGGTCATACAAAGTGATGTCAATTGGTTGCCATCTTGATTTTCCTTTAACATATCTTGTAACATTCATATGTTCTAATATCACTTCTTCTGATTCTATCGATGGACGATTCATTGACTTAATTAAATAAGCATTAATACCATCAATATTCATAATAAATCTATTTTTAAGTTTAGGCTCCCAATTCCTAAACATAATATCATTCGGTTCTAATAATTCTCCTGCGGCCATTTAATTTCTCCTAATATAAAATTGATTACAACTTAAGCGTTAGTAACTTCATATATAAATATCAAAAAATATAAAAAAAAGGGATTTATATTTCAAAATCCCTTTCTTTAGTTAACTATTCTGGAAAGGAAGCACCAGTAGCTTGTATTGTAAAATCTAATACAATGAATTCTGCTGTTCTAGCAGGTTGTAAAAACAACTGACCCACTAACTGATTTCTATCAATTGTATCAGGTGTGTTATTTGTGTTGTCCATTATAACTCTAAATTCAGTTAAACCACTTTGAGCTTTTACTCTATCAAGAAATGGATTCGCGATATTTAAGAATCTCTGTCTTGTAGCAGCAGTATTTTGTTCAAATACTAAAAATCTCGAAGAGGCTGCAATGAATTTTTTAACTCTAATTAATAATCGTCTTACATTAACTCTATCTAAAGCTGATGATTTTTTCTGTAATGTTTTCTGTCCAAATATTGTAACACCTTGTCCAGGAAATGTTGCAATTGGATTTACACTAGAATCATAAAGAGTATCTCTATCAGAATTAGTTAATTTTCTCTCTGCTTGAATAGCTGTATCAATAGTTCCCCTATTCAAACCAGCTGGAGCAAACCATTCGTGAGCAACTTTATCATTGAATGCATAAATACCAGAAACAGCTACTGAAGGTGGCACCCATCTTTGAGTTCCAATTTGTGAATCAGGTACTTTAATCCAAGGCCAATACATAGCTGCAAAGTTTGAATCTCTTGTTTCTGCTTGTTCAGTAGCATCTCCTACATTTTTACCATATATTACTGGGTCAATGATTGCAAAACAATCTTCTCTGTCCTCACAAACATCAATTATTTTAGAAGCGACAGCTGTATGAACACTATTAATAATACCTGGAGCTAATATTAAATTAATATCATATTCATCTTGATTTGATATTAAATTAAGAGCTTGAATATATTCATCGTGTCCACCTGAACCACCATCGTTACTTGGGTCTAAACCTTGTGAATTATTTTCTTCTATAGAATCATACATAGCTCTTGGATTATTAAAAGTTCCATCTGAACCACCACTAAACGAACCAGCAAAAGAACCACTATTTGAACCACTATGGAAAGCTGGTAGTGAAGCTGATGCATATCCTAATCTTATCTCACCATTCTCGTCAAGATAATTTGATGTTTTTTCTAAAACTTCAACTCTAACATATTTAGACTTTCTTGGATAATCACCAACTAATTTTAAAAACGGATTACCATTTTCATCATTTGATATAGTGTTATATTGGTCACCAATAGCTTTAGCAATATAATTTGGTGAATCTGGATCTAGATTTATACCTGTGAATGTTTCAAGAACTTGTTTTCTTTTTTCTTTATCATCACCCCTTCTAATTGCGAGAGTAAATGTTCCTTTGTTAATATTTTCAGCCGATATTTCATATCTGAAATTATCTTTTGAACCACTTGTTAATATACTATTTGTACCAGAATCTAATACACCTGGCATTCCACTATTTAATGTTTCACCATCTGCTAATGTATGTAGTTTAAATACTTGTTTAAATGTATGGTTATTAAAATCACTACCACCTTGAAATGCTAACGCTGTATTTCCTGAACCAGCATTTATACCATTACTAACAGACATACTGATAGATGATGTTGTCACTGGATTTAAATTATTAAACCCACTTCCACTTGGGGAAGCACCAAATTGATTACCAATGTTAGTACCAGAAGGACCAGAACCAAAAGAACCAGCGTGGTCATATTTTATAACAAGTGTATTAGTTGTATTAGATGCAGATATTGGTAATCCGTGTAGTGAAGAACTATTATTTATTAAATCTTTCATAGCTAGAGAAGCACTTTCACCAGCTTTAGCTACATTAGTTACCGTACCTAATTGTGCAAATAATTTTGTAGTAGAATTTGCAGTATTTTTTCCAGCTCCTGATGCAGTAAATGAAAATTCAACTCCACCAAAAGACATAGAAGTTTCAACTAAACTACCTGTTAAATAAGCTTCTCCAACTGTAGCAGCTGTGGCTGTAAAAGCAATACTTGCAGATGCTTGTACTCCACCACCAACAATAGCTGGGTCTACCGATGAAGAAATTGTAGTGGACGCACCACCATAACTTCCAGCTAATACTCTAACAACAGTTAATGTATCACTATGTTTTAAATATTGTTCTGCTGTATGTGAAGTTAGATATTGATAGTAACTACTACCACTCTTAAATGTGTCTCCAAATTTGTTTTGAAAATCAGAAAATGATGTTACTATTGTTGGTATTCCAGCTGGTCCTTTTACAGTAGGACCTATTAAACATGCACCAATATCAGCAATTGCTGTTGGTAAAAAACTCGCATCAATTTCTTGTGTAAATACTCCAGGTGAAATTATTTTTTCAGCCATTTTATTCTCCAATTTAAAATTGGGAAGTTAAATTAATAACTTCCCAATCTAATCATTCTTTGTTATTCTGGAAACGAAGCCCCAGTAGGTTGTATTGTAAAATCAAGAACTATAAATTCTGCTGTTCTTGTTGGTTGTAAGAATAATTGTCCGACTAATTGATTTCTATCAATTGTATCAGGTGTATTATTCGTTCCATCCATTACCACCCTAAACGCAC